GTGGTACACACAAATTTTTACCATCTATTGTAGCCTTAATTCCACAATTTTTATTATCGCCATCTTCATCTTTTATGTATTTTGCTAATGTAATATTCATACTTTCCATAATATCTCCTATAACTCTGCTAAAAAATCAATTGTACAAGTAGTATCAGCATTAGCACCCATTTCAGATGGTCTATTTGTGGTAGCACTAGAAGTGCTAAAATTTATATATACCTCTTTTGTACTAACTCTACCAAAAGTAACATCTGAAACACTACGGCTAGCACTTCCATCATAAACTCTAAAAGTTCCACTATGTTCAATAGAAGGTGATGCTCTCATTTCAACTGGGAAATGCACCACTCCTCTTGCTTTATCAGCACCTAATGTATAACCAATACAAAAGTTGTTATAATTACTAGTTGTGGAATCCCATCTACGAAAATATCTTTTACATAAAGCTAGTTCTTCTCCAAATGACCTATGCTCAAATGGTGTGGCTACTGAACCTACTTCTAACTGTATACCTGTTAAATCAAAAGTTGCTGCTGATGTATTTCTCCAATCTATTGAATAATCAGGCGCTTGGTCAGAACCTGAGTTAGTTTGCCAAGCATTAGTAGTGTGACCACTTGTTGTGTAATCTGTTCCTAAGTGCATCCACATAATCATTGACAGACCTACACCATTATCATTATTAAACACCAAACCACTGTTTCCTATTACAGTAGCAGTAATTTTTTTCCAAGTGTCTGCTGTTAAAGCTACTGGTATTGTAAAATTTTTAGCGGTAGTATCATCACTTCTTAAGTTCATATAATATGTACCTGCAACACTCGACCTTGCCCAAAATTGAATGGTTACAGTAGAAGATGTAGATGTATATTCCCAACCAGATTTTGCCACATCTTGTGATTCAATGATGGTTTTTATACCTGCATAAGTTCCAGTTCCTGAAG